ATTAACTGGAACTTTAGGTGAGGAAACTATTATTTTAAATACTCCTGTAAATGTTACAGGAATATCCATGACTGCAACAGTAGACTCTGTTGCAATAGATTTAAATACTATTGTTGGTGTTACAGGCTCTCAATTAACAACTGCTATGGGTGAAGAAGTACCTACAGGAAATGCAATCGTATCTGTTACAGGATCTCCATTAGGTCTAACTCTTGGAACTTATTCTGTAAGTGCTGATGGTAATATAAGTATTATTGTTACGGAGCACGATATTGTAATGTCTATTGAAGATGTAAGTGTCACCGGAGATGCAAACATAAATGTTACAGGTATACAATTAACTGGAACTTTAGGTAATGAAATAATAGAGGTAAATACTCCTGTAAATGTTACGGGTTCTCAAATGGCAACAAGTATTGGCTCTGCTGCAGTAGATTTAAATACTATTGTTAATGTTACAGGAATTCAATTAACAAGTTCACTAAATAGTCCACTAATTATTGCTTGGGCGGACGTAGATCTAGATGTAACCAATAATTGGACTGAAGTTGATAAAGCAGCTTAATAATGATATAATTTAAACATGGCTTCAACATACTCAACAGATATTAAACTAGAACTTATGGAAACTGGCCAGAACGCCGGTACATGGGGAACTAAAACTAACAATAATTTAAAACTTGTTCAACAAGCTATTGCAGGTTTTCAAGCAGTAAATGTAGGCAGCTTTGGCAATGTACAACTAGAGATGCTAGATGCTTCTCTTTCTGTCGCTAGAAACATGGTTTTAAAATTTACAGGAACTTTAACCGCAGACAGAACAGTTAACATACCAGATGGTATTGAAAAATTTTATATTCTACAAGATGCGAGTACTCATGGTTCATATTCTTTAACTTTTAAAACAACATCAGGAACGGGATTTACTTTAGAAGAAGGTAAAATGTATGCAGCTTTCTCTGACGGAACTAACGTTTATAAAGTAGCTCTCGACACCTTGGGTGGAACTATCGGAACTTTACAATTAGCTGATGATTCAGTTACAAATGTTAAGATAGCTGATAATGCAATTACGACTGCTAATATTTCTAATAATCAAATTTCAAGTGCTAAAATTATGGATAATAACGTTACAACTGCAAAAATAAATAATGATGCAGTAACCGCTGCAAAGCTTGAAAGAAAATTTACAGTAAGCACCTCAACTCCTTCAGGGGGAAATGATGGAGATGTTTGGTTTAAATACGGATCATAGGATTTCATGCCAATAGATACTGTACCCAATAATACCTACGGTAAAGTTTCAGGAACATGGGAAAAGGCACAAAGTGCTTACGTAAAAGTTTCAGGAGTTTGGCAAGAAGTTGATGAAATTTATGCTAAGAGATTTGGTGACTGGAAATTAGTATTCATATCTTTCGCTGCAACTCCTTATGTAACATTAAGTGGTGGATCAAGTGGTACTTTTACAGTACCTATAGGTGCTAACGCAATTCATATTCAGTCAGCAGTTGCTGGCGGTGGTGGAGCTGCGGGTGGAGCAGATTATGATAAAGCAGGTGGAGAATCAGCAGGAGCTGGTGGTGGATCAGGCGCATATATATCAGATAAAGTAGCTTTGGTTTTTGATGGCACTCCCTATTCTTATGAAATAGGAACTGGTGGAGCTCCTGGAAATCAAACTAGTAATTATAATCAACCTCGTATAGCAAGTGCAGGAACACATACAAAGTTAATAGACGAAAGTGATGCATTTCGTTTTCCTCTGTTTGATTTATATCCAGGTGGTGGATCAAGTGGTACTGGAGGTGGAGTACAAGGACCTTTAAGAACCAATACCCGAGGAAGTGCAGGACCTAACTGGAATTCAATAGTCACCTACACTTCAGGAACTTTTAAAGATACAGACGGAATCATGAAATCAGTTACTACTTTAACAGATGGTCCTGTTGGAGTTTTTGACCAAATGGGAGCCGGTGCGGTAGGAGAATTATCTGGAACAGGAAACTGTGGCGGAGATAACTGTAGTATTGCTGGATTTGATGGTGGTGATTCCTTTGTAGGAAATATAGCTGGAGGTGCGGGAGGTTCAGGAGGATCACCAGGTTCTGCTGGAACAAGAGGCTCAGGGGGTGGTGGTGGATCAGCTCCTACAAGTAATGGTGCTGCAGGCGGAGCAGGTGAAATTAAGTATAGATTTTTAAGAGTATTTGATTAAAATGCCTTATGGCAAATATATCAAAATGGTTTGGTTATCCTGTATACATAACTAAGTTAGAAAACTTTGAAGAAATAAACAAGACAATAGTTCCTATAATATTAAACGATATTACCCCAACCAATTCTCAGTACTCACGGACCACGGATGTAAAACCAAAAGAGTTACAATCAATCGATGATAACTTGCACAAAGATAAAAGATTTGAAGAACTATACATAGAGCTATCTAAAGTAATACAAGATTGTTTGTCAGCACAAAAATATAACTTAGATTTATTTGAAGTTTATATTACAAAGTCTTGGGCTACCTTATCTACTAAAGAACAACACATTGCTTACCATAGACATATGAGTAGTCATTTTAGTTTTGTGTATTATCCACAAGCTCATGAACAAGGTAATCTTTTTTTACTTGATGATGAGGCCCATAAAGTAGGGTTAACAATACCTAAACGAGATCCATATTTTACAGAGTGGAATAGCAGTAATTATGGTAAAACTGAGTACCCTGCTGAAACAGGAAATGTAATTATATTTCCCTCCATGATTTTTCATGAAACAGGTAAAAATACAAAAAATACACCAAGGTTATCTATATCTGGTGATATTATGCTAACTATGAAAGGCGGTGTAAAATCTGAGCACGGTATACCTAGCCCCTCTACTTGGCTAATCCTTTAAGATAGTGTAAAATGAGAACATGCCACTAAGAATTGTACAGATAGCACCAGGTTTTAATAAAACAGATACAGCCTCAGGAGCTGAAGGACAATGGGTTAACGGAGATTTTGTAAGATTTCGTTATAATGAACCTCAAAAAATAGGGGGTTGGCGAGGAATAGGAACTGAAACTATTTCAGGTCCTGTAAGAGACCAACATACTTGGAGTGATCTAACAGGGAGAAAATATGCAGCTTTAGGAACTTCTAAAGTGTTATTAATCTATTACGAAGATCAATTTTATGATATTACTCCATTAGAAAGCGCAACTACTGGGTACACATTTACTTCTACAACCGGTTCAGCAACAGTGACTGTAAATAAAACTTCACACAATTTAGATATAGGAGAATATTTTATTTTTGATAATGTAACTTTACCAGGAGGTGGGGTTACAGGTTATACTATAGCTGATTTTGAAAATCAGCCTTTTGAGATAATAACTGCTGTAGCAAACTCATTTACAATTACAATGCCTTCTAATCCTGGAGCTAATCCTCCACCAGAATCGGGCACAGGAATGACTGCAGCAGGTTCTGCAGATATACAAACATATGTAGAGATAGGACCTGTTGAGCAGACTTATGGATATGGTTGGGGTACAAGTACATGGGGTAGGATTACATGGGGTTCAGCCTCAACTACATCAAGCGTTATTTTAGATCCAGGAAGTTGGTCCTTAGATAACTTTGGAGAACAATTAATTGCAACAATTAAGGATGGAAAAACATTTGTTTGGAATCCAGGAAATTTTAACGCATTATCAAACAGAGCGGTTATAATGTCGGATGCACCTACAGCAACTCGTTTAACTTTAGTATCTGATAGAGATAGACATTTAATTCATTTTGGAACCGAAACAACTATTGGAGATACTGCAACACAAGACCCTATGTTTATTAGATTTTCTGATCAAGAAAATTATAGTATCTATCAACCTACTTCAGTAAATACTGCAGGAACATTTAGACTGGACACCGGAAATAAAATTATAGGAGCCATTTCAGGAAAAGATTATAATTTAATATTAACAGACCAAGCAGCTTATGTTATGCAGTTTGTTGGAACACCTTTTACTTTTTCAATAAGACAAGTAGGTACTAACTGTGGATGTATTGGACAACACTCAATTGTATATGCAAATGGTGCTGTATATTGGATGGGTTTTGCCGGA